CAGGGACAGGACAATGTTGAATAAAGCTATTTTCAAAGCAGGGATGTTATTTTTTTCTCTTTCTTTTTTCTGTGCCGCGCAGACAGATACAGCCGCAGGGACAAAATCACCGGGCGAATACGACGCACTTCAGGCGATGATCATTAAAAATGAGAGTCAGTTACTGCCGATCCGGTTTGACCCTTTCACCATTCTGACAGGGAAATATTGTCAGGACTCGGCTATCATGCGGTTATGGCAACTGGCGTTCCCGTCGGGGTTACAACATAACTATTTTTCGGACGGCACCCGGGTGATGCAGATAAATATCAAACCATCAGATTGCGGGGCGTAAATTTGTCAGTATGCTTTTCTGTATTTTTGGTTATTTTTACCGGATAGGCTCTTCCCGTGGTGTTTGTCCGGCAGGCATCGTTATTAAAAGCAAAAGCAGGGAATATCTCAGCAAAATGATCTCTGTCAGCAGGGGGGTAACTATATTGCCATAATCTGTTCTTTATCCGCTGATATTTCCGGTAAACCGCATCCGGATCGGATAACAGAGGAATGATTTATTTTACTGTCCAGGCTTCAGAAAACTCCCGCTCAGAAAACAGTTCAGCCAGACCGCTGATTTGCTTAAGCCGCAACACTTCATCCGGCGACATTCCCAGTTCCTCTCCGATTCTTTCATCGCTCCAGCCCAGTCGTGATAAGTCCCGGACAATATCTGACATCGCGGTAACCTGATGCTGTCCGCGGGCCCGGTTATGGCGGATAGTAACGGCCATCTGTTCAGCAACTCCGTGATTTTCCGTATCGAGCAGCGTTACCGGCAGATATCCGTTAAGTCGTTTTTTCAGTGCATTTTTCCGGCTTAATAAATAACGATGATAACCATCAACCACCTGCAAGTCTGAGCGGTCGTGCGGAGATGGCAGCACAACAACCGGCTGGGTATAACCGTCTTTGGTCAGAGACGTTTCCAGCAATTTTTTCTCCGAAGGTGACATCACGTTCGGATTATAATCATTTGCGGTCACCTGTGCCCGCTTTACCCACAGCACACAATCGACCGGTTCATCTTTAAACGGACTGCGCTGATGTAAAAAAAGTTTTATCCGGTTGAGTGCCTCAATTAGTTGTTCTTCATTATCCAGTCCGTTCAGATAGTTTTCCAGTAAAGAGAGTACTGTTTTCATATTTATGTTATCCGCCTGCTATATCAGTTGCCAGTCTTTGCGCTTTGCCTGTATGCGTCTGCAATACCTGTCGTAGCAATGAGATTTGGTCGGGCTGAATGCCAGTGAGCGGCACCAGAAATCATTACGTAAAAGGGTTTTGCAGATCCGTCGCCAGGACGGAATATCTTTACTGCCTGTATCACCGGATTGTTCATCAGGGATCCCGTCCGGATAATCCCGCTCTGCATACCAGTGCAGATAGACAGCAATTTTGTTCCGGTAGTGTTCTGCGGTTTTTTCCGGCAGGCTGGCCAGTAAAAAACGGGCATAGGATTTCCAGGTATGACCGGCCGGTTTGCTGATTTGGCGGGAGCCGAAAAAACCGGCTTTATTTCCGGGTCGTGTGTACAACATACCGGCATCAGCACCACTGACCCGTGCACAGGCAAGGCTCCATGTTTCCGGCTCCAGGACATGATACAGCCACAAACCCCTGCGCTGTTCCGGTCCGAAGGGTTCACAGATCCGCATTTTACTGAGACTGACACCGGCCTGATGCATAAGATCATAAATCGTATTGTAAGGAAGTCTGCTGCGGGAAATATAAGTCCAGATATCTTTCACATGCCAGTCATAAATCGGGTAGCCCATATAATAAAAGCCTTCCGGTGATGCGGTTGTCCACGGGATATCATCGGCATAGCGCAGCTTCCGGTTATTGCTGATGGCGAGAAACCGGTTTAATGATTCATCGGCGCGGATCCCCAGTAATATGACAGAGCTGTGATGATCTCCGGTGATCCACTGATTAAATGCGGGGGTAAAATCTTCAAAAATAATCCCCGGATGATAGAAGGGAAAGAAATCAGGGTCAGTAATGGCATCTTCCGGTGGTTGCCGAACCCATTTTTTACCGGGCTCCCAGGCTGTCCAGGCCGGTTCATACTGGGAAATACCACTTTCGGTGGTGACAGGCAGCGCTATCCAGTAAAACCGCTGAGTACAGTCGCTGTAGAGTGATTTCATGGCAGCAACATGGCTGATAGTAGCTGAATACTGTACTTCCCAGTCGAGAAACATGACATTGAATTTCCGGTGCTGCTTTCTGGCCTCAGCTGCAACCAGATGAAAAAGAACGGTGGAATCTTTACCGCCGGAAAAGGAAAGGGTGATTTGTTCAAAAGTATCAAACAGCCATTCAATCCGCTTTTGTGCTGCATCCAGCACGTTTTCTCCGAGCGGGATTTTACGTTTGCAGGACATCTCGATCACCAGAATATAGTCAGTTAATAATATTAATATCTAATCATATTTTGATAATAACAGTAAATTATGGTGTCCGGCTATTATTTAACCGGGCTTTCGGTTGTCATGTGAGACGATGCCTGAAGATTACGCCGGATCTCAGCCAAAGGCGTAGTCTGCGGAAGTATTGTGCTTTATACTGCGCGCTGTAATGACTCAGCAACAGATGATTAAGCAGGTGGTAATGGCGATGAACGGAACAATCACAACATGGTTTGAAGATAAAGGTTTTGGGTTTATCAAAGATGAGAACGGGGATAACCGTTATTTTCATGTGGTTAAGGTCGCCAATCCTGACCTGATTAAGAAAAATGCCGCCGTGACATTTGAGCCCGGCACCAATAATAAAGGGCTGTCAGCCTATGCGGTAAAAGTGGTGCCGGAAAGCAAATATGTTTTCATCGCCGGTGAGCGTATTAAGCTGACGGCCATTAAGTCCTTCGTGGTTTACAGTGAGGAAGAAGCGGCAGATACCGGGATTGATAAAGAGAATGCAGTACTGTCAGTCGGCGTGCTGATGAACAACATCAAACCAAAATCCGCCGGCCCGGCCGAAATGCGCACACTCAGAAAACTGGCGATCACCACACAGCACGGCACCACCCTGATTTTCTCAGAAGATGAGATAGATATCGATGAAACGGTGAAAATGCTTAAGGTGTGAAATATATTATGAATAAAAAAACCAACCCTGACGAGTTGGTTTTCTTATATAAATACTGGTCGGCATGACAGGATTTGAACCTGCGACCCCCGACACCCCATGACACCGACTTGCTATTGTGTAACTGCATGATATTTATTAAATAATATCGTTTTAACTGTGTTTGCAAACAGTGCTTTATTCTCAATATTTGCGCTATACGAATCATAGGCTTACAGTTCGTTTTACCACCCGTATTTATGCGATTTCACAGTGCGGTACCTCGACCCAATCAACATGGTTTTCTGTATAAATTTTTGTTGATTCAGCGTCACTATGTGCCATCCTGGCTTGTGGATCAAATCCGCGTTGTTTAAACATAAATGCGGCCAGCGCTCTGATCTCATGAAAAGTTGGCCTCTCATCTGGTTCAAGGTGTGCGCCAACCCCAACTTTATCTCTGACTTTTGAGAATCCCCGGCTGACATAATCCGGTGCCACCTGTGTGGGGTGGTTTACATACTGGCTTATTTTGTTTGGTAACCGCTCAGGAACGCGGTGAACAATGTACGGACTGGCAACGTTATCGCGGCTGTTATCAATAATTTCCTTTATAACTTTACCGATCGGTATTGCCACATGGGCGGCTTCCTTGTGTTGTACTTTCTGCCGGTGAATGTACAGCATCCCGTAGATCCCGTTTCTTTCCTCTGGGAACCAGACACATCCGCAGGTGTTTTCCTTCGGTGCCTTAATATTATATTTTATGCGCGACACTTCCAGCCGTGCCTGTGTTGTCTGCAGAGCGAGATCCATAGCAGTACGGAGCCAGGGTTCAGCGGATGCTCTGATTTTCAGGAAGTCATCATACGACAATCGCCGCCGGCGTTTACTGTCGACACGCTTCATTTTTTTGCGTTCAGCCGGGTTATCCAGCATCAGCGATTCATCCATTGCGTAACTGAAAATCTTCTTCAAAAATCCGACTTTCCGGTTCTGAACGTTTGCTGATGCGTCAGCATGGTATTCAGCGATAAATCCGTTCACATGCTCCAGGGTGATCTCGGCAGACGGGATATCTTTAAAAAATTCTTTCACACGTTCGGCATCTTTTATCCAGTCAGACCGGGTGCTTTTAGACGGTTGTTCGTCACGAATAATCCGCTCGAACAGCCGATCAAAATGCTCAGCGAGTGGTAGTGACTCCCCATTAACACCACCAGAGTCAGTGATCAGCGAGGTAACGCTGATTGCACGTTCCTGACGCATAATATTGTTGTATTCACGGGCAATGGCTATAGCTTTTGCCTTGTCAGTACCAACACTTTTACGGACACCGTTTACAAGTATGAAGCGGTAACATTTTGCTGACTTATCATAGTAAAGGAAATCCGGCAGATGCCGGAATTCCCGTTTGCGAGGTCGTGCCATATTATGAAGCCTTAATCAGATCGCTTACGCATGAGGAAACCTCAGACTCAACCCCCCATCGTTCAGATGAATGAACAAGAATAGTTCCGTCAACAATTCGGCCTTTCAGCGATCCGATTTCTATCCAGCGCCGGACGGTTCTGTTATCGGGTATTGATCCTGTCTCAAATTCTCTTTTTGCCCATGCGCTGGCTTTCATAAGTTTTCCGATAGCCATAGTCTTCTCTCCACACATCGCCGTATACGATTAGAGGTTTTTAAATAAATGCTGGTGGATTGCGACCACGTAATTCACCTGGTGCAACGCATCATCCAGTGCATTGTGTTCTTCACCAACAAACGGGAAATCATTTTTCGGGTCTATACCTGCATTGCGGCCAAGCTCGACGATGGTGCGCACATCCCGGTCATTCCAGTGCTTCCAAAATGGAGTTATTGCGCAATTTTCGTATGCAGTACGCAGGATCACATTATCGAAATTACTTCCGTTACCCCATACCCGTACGCGTTCTTCACAGAACTCAGAGACAAACGAATAAAGTTGGGACAGGGCAACAGGCAGGTCAATCAGTTTTTTGCTGTTAGTAATTTCACCCTGGGCATTCTCACTCTGACCCAGCCACCACAGCACGGTGTCAGCGTCGATACTGCCGCCTAATCCGGCACTGTTGCGTAGATCGACCACTTCATAAAAAAGTGCATCATCGGTTACACCGGAAACCATGTCGAACGGCACAGCAGCAATAGCCACGATAGCGGAATCCGGCTTATTACCCATAGTTTCAAGGTCAATCATCAAGTGTTTGAATTTATCCATTTTCTTCTCCTTTATAAAATGTCATCCAGTGAGTTTTATCGTTCTTCCCGACTCTCTGAACCGCTGTCGGCTTTTCGTCAGTGAGAGCCAGTATTTCCCGAACTGGGATCTGTGTTTCATTCCATTTAAACATTAGCGCTCCGTGTGGCCGCAGCACCCTGAATGCTTCGCTGAAACCGGCAGCAAGGTCAGAACGCCATGAGTGCTTATCCAGTGCACCATATTTTTTAAACATCCAACTATTTTTCCCGACTCGGACAAGGTGAGGCGGATCAAACAGCACTTGGTAAAATGTTTCATCCGGGAACGGGAGGTTTTTAAAGTCAGCAATAATATCCGGCGTTATTTTTAAAATACGACCGTCACATAAAATATGCTCTTCGCTTCTGATATCCATAAATAGAACTCGCGGGTCTTGCTTGTCGTGCATAAACATTCGACTACCGCAGCACATATCAAGTATTGGTTTCATTTCGTTTAATCCACCATTTAACACAGGCCCAGTTGATCTTCGATTTTCCGTAATGTTTCTGGTTTGGTATCAATTGGTTTAGCCATCCAGTCGACCGAAACGAGTCGTCCATTAACCAAAACGCCGATATTGAAATCATCTGATTCCCGCTGTTTCCATCCATTTTTAATGGCATCATTTCGATTATCAAAACGCTCATTGTCGGTGTAATATTCGATGCCACTACCTTGGTCATTGCAGTACGCCTGAGCACAGATATAGATATATTCAATTTTCATCTTTACGCCCCAAACATGAGGGCATTAAACCGCGCCATAAACTGGTGATATGCCTGCGGTGGTGTCAGTGGCTGGATAATGATGTCATCATGCGGTGGTGCTGAATCCAGCATCGGCCAGTGGCTGACGGGGTCTATTTCAAAGTCCCGCTTTTCGGCCGCCAGCATGACCAGATCGGCATAGTGAACATCGACAGTCATTACCGGTGGCAGGCCGAACTTCTCACGAATAACCGCTTCTATGTGTTTTTCTACGGCCTTGTAGTCCGGCAGCATGGCTTTCAGCGGCGAGGGGATATCTTTGATATACGCCTCAGCGGAATCGTGCAGCAGCGCTTCCAGTGCGCACTCCGGCGGCACAATCTGGCTGACATATACAGAATGCTGGGCCACAGAATAGAAACTTTCCAGTTGCCCGGCAAAGCGGCATTCATTAGACAGGCCGCGAGCAATATCTTCGATACAAATCTGATCCGGAGTGATATTGGTAAAATCAATATGTTTTCCGGTACTGGTTGCTATATATGACATTTATCTCTCCACACAATTTAGGTAATAAAAAGCCGTTACTTTTTATAAGTAATTAATTCCCTGGTGTTTGAATATAAAAATGCCGCCGGTTAAAGCGGCATAAGATAATTAAGCTTTGAATTTACCGATATACGTCTGGATTTCAGTTTCTTCGAATTTATCAGCCAGCAGATCACGGAATTCCTGAGCGATTTGTTCTTCCAGTTTTTCCAGCTGAACAATACGCAGTACCAGCACAGGCACGTCACCACCGGTCAGAACGCTGTAACGCAGTTTGATAGTACGTTCAGACAGTTCATCGTATGGTGTGCAGGTAAACTGAAATACAGCAGGCATGATGTCACGGCTTTTTGCTTCCACATTTTCCATTACTGAGCGGCTGGCACCAAAATCACGGTCTTCATGATCTGCGGAGCGGCTTGCTTCAATGGTAATTTTGCGGACGGCATTGATTGCCTGCTTAATATCAATAACATTACCTTCGGCATCAAAGGCCATCAGGTTATCGCGCCAGTCTTCCAGCCATTCTGCCAGTGCTTTCTGACTCAGACGATCACCATTAATATTCAGCAGTGATGCAAAAGGTGATGTCTTTTTCAGTGACACCACGGCTGTATTATCAGCGTGTCCCGGTTCACCGATGGTGCCGATATTGAAGATGGTTTTTGCACTCATCTCATCAGCATCAATAAAGCAGCTGACACCTTCCTCAACACCGTGTTGCAGGGAATACTTCACAAAATCAGTGATACTGGTTGTATCCATTGCACCACGGAAGCGGTAGCGTCCTTCCTGTAATTGCTCCAGGCTTTTAACATTGAAATCACCCGGTAAAACCACAGCAGGGCAGAGTGATTTATTTACAGCATCCAGACTTAATGAAGCAACGGCCATATTCTGAATCTGAGAAATAGCAGTTCCGTCTAAATTAGACATAAAAAGACTCCTGTTTAATTAAAAACATAAAAAGTGAATGGAATGGTTTATTTAAAAAAAATGAAATTACTTAACGGCTTTTAATTTCCCGTCGACACTTCCGTCAATACCAAATAATTGCCCCTGGTCTTCCGGAAGAAGAGTCATCTTGCCGCCTTTACCGACCCACATTGGTGTTTTGGTCGTATCCTCTTCGGATTTTTTACCGCGTTTGGTTGGGGTAATCATTTTCAGTTTATGTTGAACTTCAAGGCGACCATCATCGATTTGTACAAATTTAAATACCAGATGCACTTCACCGGTGCCGCCGTTCATGTCTGTACCCAAAGCGACATTATTAAGCGCGGCAGATATTTTGTTCATAAACACACCGGCATCCAGATCACCCAGAAACTCCGGTACATTGGTCATGCGGTTATTTTCGCTCATTGCGTTTTTCCTTTCGTTGTCTCTTCACACAAAGATAAGTCCACCAGCAGTCAGGCAAGGTATCTATCCGGCAGGACGATTTACGCCGGTGGACTTATGTTTGTAAAAAATGGCGGCCGGCTGGTGGACTGCACCGTACTATGCACGGCCGCTAATGGTATTGCATGGTTATTGTTATGGGGTCGTTTACTCTTCACACATCAGCTATGGGTAACAGTCAGTATTGGCGATTGGTGGCAGGCAATGATTTCCTGCTTGAGTGACTGGAATCGAACCAGCGCACGCACTTTTTGGTACCGCTCTACCAGCTGAGCTACACACAGACAATCGGTACACCAGGCCTAGGAACCCTGTCACCCTCATGCCTTGCGAGTCATCACCTCGCATTCACCAATCCCAATACTGACTGCGTCTATCTCCCCCCACTAATTGATACTCTTCACACAGTTATTCAGATTCGCAGCCGTTACTGCGGTTGTACTATTAAGACGCAGCGGTCTTATTGGTCATGCGGTTATTTTCGCTCATTGCGTTTTTCCTTTCGTTGTCTCTTCACACAAAGATAAGTCCACCAGCGGTTAGGCAAGGTATATCCGGCAGGACGATTTACGCCGGTGGACTTATGTTTGTAAAAAATGGCGGCCGGCTGGTGGACTGCACCGTGGTATGCACGGCCGCTAATGATGCTGCATGGTTAAGCGATAAAGCGAAATTAACTATTTTACTGAAGCCACTCAGCGAGGCTTTACTTCCGGAAACGGCTCAAAGTTACTTAAAAAATCTCTCAGAACCAGTAGCTTCTGATGATTTTGAGACAGATCCCTTTGGAGGTTGGATTCTGGGTACTGGTTGGCCACTTCTAAAGCAGGAATAGCTGCATGAAGTGTTTCCGCCACCTCGTTCTCAAGTTGTCTAACAAAAGTATTAACAAAACCTGCTTTTTGGTGGAATTGAACGAGCGGGTAAAACCGTTTTGACAGGTAGTTGTATAACTCGACGCCTGTCATATCAGCCGGGTCAACGACTGCATGGCTGCTTTTTTCATTTTCAGTTGTCATAACGTCTATCTCCCCACACTAATTGATACTCTTCACACAGTTATTCAGATTCGCAGCCGTTACTGCGGTTGCACTGTTAAAGCACAGCGCTCTTCCCACTTGATGATATCTTCATCGAGTCGACTGATAGTGCGTTCGTGGTCGCGGATCTCTCTGTCACGTTCTGCGCGGAGTGATTGCAGTTTTTGAAGTGCCTGGGCTTTTTCGGTGATCCACGCGGCAACATCGTCTACTGACATGTTGTTAGTGGTGATGATTGGTTCGGTTTGCATTTGGTTATCCTCGTGGTATCCACAACTTTTAAAAATATTAATAACACCGTTAAGTTGTAATGTAAGTTGTCATAGTTGTGTTGTCAACAACTTTTTGTGGTTTGATTTATTTTGACTGAAGGTAAAGGATATAAAAAAAGATGGAGGATCCATGGAAAATCTAAAGGTTTCTTATAATTACAAGAAAAACAGAGATAAATTATTTGCTAACTTAATCAGCATTATTGACGGGATATTGTCGGATGGTGTACTTCAAGATGATGAAATTCTGTATTTAAGTACTTGGTTGCTAGAAGCTGATGCAATAGCTGACAATGATATTGTTAAGTTATTAGTTATGCGAATCAATAGGATACTTGAAGACGGTATTATTACAGAGGATGAACGCTCAGAGATTAAAGAGGAGCTTGCGAGTATACAGAAAAACTTGATGGATCTTCCAAGTTTAGATCTGTATTCAAAAGAGTCAGATATTAACCTCCTAATTGGCCTATGCAAGGGGCTTATAGCAGACCGGAAGTTATCGGAACATGAGGTGAGGTATCTTAATTGGTGGCTCACCGTTAACGGGGCGTTGAAAAATAATTACCCAGGAAAACACCTGTATGAATGTGTCACTGAGGTTTTGGCCGATGGCGTAATAACCAAAGATGAAAGTGAGTTTTTGTATAATGAATTAGTAGCTTTCACTGGTTGTGATGTTGAGCTTGGGGTCGTTGATGGTATGACTACAAAACTGCCAACTGATCACATCGAACCATCAATGATAAATTCTTCAACATTCTGTTTAACAGGGAAATTTTTATCAGGAAAACGCGCCGATATTGCAGAAAAAATAAAAAAACATGGTGGTGTAATTGATAAATCTGTCAGGCAAAGAACAAATTTTCTTGTTGTAGGCACTTTATCATCACGTGATTGGGTTTACTCCAGCTTTGGGCGAAAAATAGAACAAACGCTGGAGTGGAAGACAAGCGGAATATCAGATATAAAAATTATCACCGAAGATCAGTTGATGACCGTACTACCAGCGTCTTGATGACCAAAAAACTCGACCTATAATGTGTATTCTTGCCCTGGTGTGGTCATAATTAAGCACTTCATCAGGGTATTCTTCTGAATTAAAGCTACGGACAATGAGTCCGCCATCCGGCAAACCAACCAATATTTTAACACGAAGCAATACCCCATCTCTGATGGCATAGAGGTCGCCGTCTTTTATCCTTTTATTTGTGATATCAACTGCAACCATATCCCCGCTGTTTAATACTGGGTAGAGGCTGTTACCTATTATTTTTACTAGGCGAGCATTCTCAGCGTTAACTCCGTAACGATTTAGCTCTTCTCTGCGGAATGGGTATGTTCCTATCTCTGTTTCTATAATTTCAGCATTGGCGCCGCAGCCGGCGGATAAATCTATATCCAAAATAGGAATACTCACAAATTCATATGGGTCATCAGGAACATCATCCCAATCTTTAATTGCCAGATCTACAATTTTAGCGTTTTCATCCTGAGCACCAAATTGTAACCAGTGTGCGGATACATTCAACGCTCTGGCCATATCAGCTATTTTTCTTGGTGACGAAGTTTTTCCCGCCTCAATCTTTCCGATAGATTGCTGCGATACACCAACTATGTCGGCCAATTCTTGCTGGCTTAACCCTGCCTTAATCCTCGCTTCTGCGAGTCGTTTTGCAATGCTCATCACAACTCCCTTATTTACCCCCTTTAAGATTACAACTTTTTGTTTTAACCATCCAACACCGAAAGGTTGTTAAGTGATGGCTTGTTGTGTATATTAAGGTTGTTATTAACTACTTAATGGTGTTACTTATGGCGAAACCAGATGCAAGACCTGTAGCCGCGCTTAAGAAAGCGGTTATAGCTGCTGGTGGGCAAACTGAATTGGCTCGCCAACTATCAGAAATGTCAGGGAAAAATATTAAACAGCAACAAATATGGAATTGGATTAACAGGGAAAAACAAACACCTGCGTCCAAAGTTATTTTTGTGGAAAAGGCGTCAGGTGTTGCGAGATGCGAACTTCGACCTGACTTGTACGCGGATTAATTCTGCCATACGGATCGTCATCCGTTAACTACAACCCAATCAGAAAGCGAGTAGGCAATGAAGAATGAATCACTGAAAGAAGTCGTAAAAAAGATGTGCTGCGCCATGCCGGGTGGGCGGGAAGCGCTGGCTGGTGCGCTGGGCATGTCACTGACGACATTCAACAACAACCTGTACGAGAAGAACGGCTGCCGGTTTTTCGACAATGACGAGCTGGAAGCGATGGAAGACCTGACCAAAACCCGTCACCTGGTCGAATACCACATGGACCGGCACGGTATTACACCGATGGAAGCGATAGAACCCGAAAATATCGACGAAGTGGAATTATTCAAAATACAGACAAACCTGAGTTCCCACCAGGGACAACTTGCATCACTTATCCAGAAAAGCCTTGAAGACGATGTGCTGACTCCGGAAGAGATGACAGCGATCTATAAAAAAATGAACAAGGTATTCGCCTATGCGCTGGGTTTTGTCGCATCACTGAAAGCGGTCTACGGGGTGGGAAATGATTCAGGTAACCAGAAAGGGTGAAGCCGAAGGTATACGGCCTCCGGCTTCGGTCGCGCTATATCAATTGTGTGAAGAGATAAACGCATGAGCAGATTAACTCATTCAGAACCAGAAAAGCAATTTAAATGCCTCGTCATTGGTAATGAACCGTTTCGTTATGTTGAAAGCATACCTGCTGGCGGCATAGCGGACAACTACCGGGAAGCACCGGAAATGGTAGAGCGGGCTGAGCTGAAAGAATACTGGTCAAAATACTATTATCGCAGCGGGGGTCAGAATGCTTAAAGAAACAGCTGACAATCTTGATCGGTATTACACCGACAGCCGCGGGCGGAAAGTTCATGTTGTCCGGTTTGACCGGCAAAACAGCCGGGTGATTTTCATGCGTGACGGCTATGAGCATCCGTGCTTTGAACCGCTGAAAACCTTTCAGGAGCGGTATACACGCGTGGATGAGGTGAAACCATGAGTATGATTTTAACTGCGCGGGCTTTGCAGATAAAAACCGGCAACGCGCTGCGCAAACTGGTGCTGGTTAAACTGGCTGATAACGCCAACGACCAGGGCGAATCGTGGCCGTCTGTGCCGTACATCGCTGAGCAGTGCGAAATGTCAGAGCGCTCAGTGCAGAACCATATTAACGCCCTGGTGGAAATGGGGTTGGTTCGTATCGAATCCCGGAAATCGGCCAACGGTCTGAACCAGTCAAATATCTATCATCTGCGCCTGAATGCTGCCGTTGTGAGTGGTGAATCTCCTGCACCATATGGTGCAAATCCTGCGGGGGTGAGTGGTGCAAATGGTTCCGGGACTGGTGCAGCAGATTCACCAGGTGGTGCAACTGGTTCCGATAGTGGTGCAGGAGCTGCACCCAGAATCAGTAATGATCCAGTCATAGATCCAGATAATAAAAATATTAATCCTGTTCGCGGAAAAGCCAAAAGCAAAACCGTGATGCCGGAAAACTTCGCGCCGTCACCGGAACACACTGAACGGGCAAAAACTGCCGGATTGGATGTTCAGGATGAGTTTGGCAAATTCAGGGACTACCACGCCAGCAAGGGTACTCAATACACCGACTGGAACGCAGGGTTTAATTACTGGCTGAGACAGGCAGCCGGATTTAAACGCGCTGCGGACTCAAAGAACATCGATACCACTGAGTGCGATGAAGTCTTCCGGAAAATGTTCTCATCCTCCGACTGGAAACCGGAAAACCGCGTACAGGAGCTGGTCGCAAAACACAAATCCTACATTGGGCGGATGAATGAAATTGCCGGACGAGCAGCATTTCGCGGGTACTGGAAACAGGCCACTGAGCAGGCAGCAAAAGAACGGGAGGCAGCGTGATGCTTACTTACGGATCTGTATGCTCCGGCATCGAGGCCGCTTCGGTCGCCTGGGAGCCTGTCGGAATGAAACCTCTCTGGTTCAGCGAGATTGAACCGTTCCCTTCTGCCGTGCTGGCTGCGCACTGGCCGCAGGTGGATAACCTGGGCGATATGACAAAGCTTGCTGCAGCGATTCGCGCCGGTGATGCACCAGCCCCGGATCTGCTGGTAGGCGGTACACCGTGTCAGGCATTCAGTGTTTCCGGTATGCGTGGTGGAATGAGTGACGAACGTGGGAAATTAACACTTTCATATGTTGAGTTGGCTGATGCTATTGATGATAAAAGAGAAGAAAACAATGCACGGCCGGCGATCATCGTATGGGAAAACGTGAAAGGGGTTCTCAGCAGTGAAGATAACGCATTCGGATGTTTTATTGCCGGTTTGGCTGGAGAAGATGAACCGCTTGAACCTGGTGCGCGACCTGAGCATGGAAAATCAAACCAATTCTGGACGTGGAATAAAAAAACCAGTCAGCACGTTGCGAGCTGGCCGGTCGCTGGTTGTGTTATTGGACCAAAAAGAACTGTCGCGTGGCGGGTGCTCAATGCTAAATATCTCGGAGTCGCCCAGGGTCGCCCACGGGTATTCGTTATCGCGAGTGCTGGAGAAGAATTCAGTCCAACCGAAGTATTACTTGAGTACCAGAGCATGCAGGGGAATTGTTCTCAGAGCTGCGAGACGGGGGAAAGTCATACCGGAAAAGTTGGAATCTGCCCTGAAAAAACAGGCATCACAATCTACAGAATAAGGTCATTTGGTGAATACGTTGAATCCGATCACGCATCGACATTGAAAGCCCGTGACCACAAAGATAGTACCGATCTCATTGTTACAGAAGATGGCGTCCGCCGCCTGACCCCTGTCGAATGTGAGCGGTTACAGGGATTCCCCGATAACCACACCCTAATCAGCTGGCGCGGTAAAGATGCGGCTGACTGCCCGGACGGTCCGCGTTACCGCGCTATCGGTAACAGCATGGCGGTACCGGTTATGCGCTGGATTGGTGAACGTATCCTTGCCGCGCTGCCGGTGCAGGAAACCCCGGATCTGCGCTCAGATTACGTGATTGAACTGGAAGAACTCCGTAATAAATCTGCCCACATGCTGAAAGAGGTCGGTGACCAGTGGCGGTCACCAGATCCGCTGTATTGGGGCATCAATGCGAAGTTCGGTCCGTTTACTCTCGACTTGTTTACTGATGGGCATAATAGTAAATGTCCTAATTATTACACCGCCGAAGATAACGCATTGACTCAGGACTGGTCAGAAAAACTGAAAGAGTTGGGCGGGGCAGCATACGGCAACCCGCCATATTCCCGGGCAACCTATCATGGCAAACAGGCCGTTACAGGGATGGTTCATATCATGGAATACGCAAAGTCTATGCGTGAGAAAGGTGGCCGGTATGTTTTCCTGCTGAAAGCGGCGACGAGTGAAACATGGTGGCCCGAGTATGCAGATCATGTTGCATTCATCCGTGGCCGTATCGGGTTCGATTTACCGGACTGGTTTGTACCGGCGAATGAAAAACAGAAACCGTCAGGTGCTTTCTTTGCCGGTGCGGTTGTCATTCTGGATAAGGACTGGCGGGGAGAAAAAATCAGTTATATCAGCCGCGATGAGTTGATCACCATCGGCGAACTGTTTATGCGGCAGGCACGCTGGCTGGTGGCGAAAACAGGGGAGGCCGCGTGATGATGCTTTATACCCGAATTGCGGAGGATATACCGGCTGGTACGGAGCTCACTATTCCGGACATCATGGAAAAATACGGAGTCTCTTACACAAAAACCCAGTCGGCGACGCGTGTGTTAGAAAAAATCAATGCTGTTGATGTGGTTCACCGCAGAAAAGGCAGCCAGACCATATTCAGAGTGGTGCCGGATGCACCGGTATTAGTCAGAAACTATGAAAGCAAAGTATCAGCGAAGCGGGACACTTTCAAAAAAAAGAAAAATCCATTCGGAAGAAATAAACCCTGCGGGCAGGATGTGGCCGAGCGGGAATTTGTATCCGTACATAACAGACTATTTTCGGTATTAGCAGCGAAACGCCGTGAAATAAAGAAAAACAGCGGGGGGTGGTGTGAGTAAGCAGATCAGAAAAATACAGAAACTTAAACCGTGCCCGTTTTGCGGATGTGCTGATATCACGATACACCGGCCCAGCAGCCACGGACTGACGCTGTTCGGTGTTGCCTGTGATGGATGTGGGGTACGGATGAAGCGTTTTGATGAAGACGAGGCGATTGCGGCCTGGAACAGGAGGCCGTCATGCACAGCGCAATAACTCTGACCCTCCCGTTCCCGCCGAGCATGAACACTTACTGGCGCTCCCCATCGCGGGGAGCCTTAAAAGGCCGGGTGCTGATCAGCGAAAACGGCCGCCGGTTCCGTCTGAATGTTATTGCTGACATCCTGGATCATTTTAACGGCCGGACACCGAAACCGGTCACCGGTGATATCAGCCTGAAGCTGGTGCTGTTCCCGCCATCGAATCACCGCCGGGATCTGGATAACTTCATCAAGGCGATACAGGACGCACTGACACATGCCGGTATCTGGAATGACGACAGCCAGGTAAAGCATCTTGATGTTGAATGGGGTGAAAAAGTCGCTGGTGGTAAATCCGTGGTGACGATCAGCCCCTATGTGAAACGCGCAGTATACGGCTGCGCTTAATGAGTGGAGAGATAACGATGAGCAATCTGATTATTGTCGATGGTATTAATGTGCGCCGGGATATGGCCGGTCGATATTGTCTGAATGATTTACACCGTGCAGCTGGTGGAGAAGAACGGCATTCACCAAACCGGTTTACCCGTCTTTCTTTTGTATCAGACCTGGTATCAGAGCTAACGCCAGATATGGCGTTTGCTCCTGCTGATGTGCAAAAAGGCGGTACCGCTCCGGGAACCTATGTGTGCAAAGAGCTGGTTTATGCTTATGCCATGTGGATCAGTCCTGCATTCCACGTAAAAGTGATCCGCACGTTCGATGTAGTAGCCAGAACTCAGCAGGCGATACAGCTGGCTGATAAGGTTCAGGCCGGAGCTATCCTGCTGGAGTCTATGGCAAAAACACTGAATCTGTCGAATTCCTCAAAGCTTGGCGGATATCAGAAGCTGCAAAAGATGGCTGGTCTTCCGGATCTGGCTCCGTCCTATGCGATTGATGCACCGGCGGGCGCGGTGGATGGTTCCAGCAGACCGACAACCTCCCTGACAACACTACTGAGAAATCACAATGCAGCGTTGTCTGCTACCCGGGCATATAAGCGCCTGGCTGAGCTGGGGATTGTGGAACAGAAAGCCCGGCCAGGATCACGCGGCACACAGCGCCTGTTCTGGTCGATAACGGCGAGGGGACTGGCATACGGTAAAAATATGACATCCCCGGCAAACCCACGGGAAACGCAGCCGCACTTCTTTGAAAGCAAATCAGCTGAGCTTCTGGCACTGATGATGACTCCGGCGGTGGCCTGATGAATTACCTGTTAACCGGCTTTGTCCAAAAAGATGCCCAGATCCTGATGTTTAATCCGGGTGCGGAGATCTGCAATTTTCTGAACGGTGCCCGCTACCTGGTGAGCGCGGCGCCGCACTCGATGAATGGCATTCCGTCCGGTCGCGTTCCGGCAGATGCACAGCCGCTGCTGACAGATGAGCGGGTACTGCGTTTCCTGGACAATCCTGCCGTGGTAAAAGCTGCCGGTGGTCTGGCTGGTTTCCGTCATTACGTTAAATCGGTAGACCATTGCCAGATTGAAAACGCAGCGGATCCGTATCATCACCACGAACTGACTATGACACGCTACAAAGACGGTTTTATCCGGACGTGCTGGCACCATGACAACATCTTCCGGGTGGGGAATATCCACCAGCAGCAGGCGGATGAAATACTGTTGCGTAACCAACGGGCGTTTGTGGCACGCAGCATCTTTACCGATCTGCGGCTGCCGGCTGGTCATCTTCTTAATCCTTCCGATTTGTTCACCTGGTCGGTGATGCGCCGCGTCAGTGATCATCTTCCGGCCTTTATCAGCTCATACATCCTGATGCAGCCACCGGAAGAAGAGATAACCGGCACCATGACAGAGCATTCCATTGTCCATCAACCGCGCTCACACAGCCGGATTGTTCAGGAAATCGTAGAGAAGATAAAGCCTGTCGTTGTTCTTAAGGTGGATCCTGAGCCGCCACAAAGCTTTATGAAAATCCCGAAATATCAGCGCTGGGTGTGCCCGACGTATCTGCAATGGGTGAAAAAACAGCCGTGTTGTGTGTGCGGGCAGCAGGCAGACGACCCGCATCATATCATCGGTCATGGCGCTGGTGGTATGGGGACAAAGGCACACGACTACGAAGTTATCCCGCTGTGCCGTATTCACCATGACGAGTTACACCGCGACCCGACAGCATGGGAAGCAAAGTACGACAGCCAGAATGAGTTTATGGCGAAATGTTTACGCCGGGCATTCGGCCTCGGTGTTTTTGGTTAATGCGCTGTACGGAGCGCGGAGAGATAAACAATGAGCGATATTCAGCAGAGTTCGGAATGTTTGGTGATGAGCAGAAGTATAAAAGACTGGCTGGAAGCCTGGGGAAACTGGAGTTCGTCACGTACCGGAACTGAGTATAAGGGGGTATCTTACATGTCAGCATCCTCTTCCGGAGATCGGCCGTGGCTTGATGATATTGAAGGTATGGTTATCGATCAGGCTGTTGGTAGCCTGAAGAAATACGATATCGATGGGTACAGAATCGTCTGTCTGCACTATCAGAATCATATTTCATGTCGTGCGATTGCGAAGGAGTGGAAAAAGCGCCCAGATTACATCACGTCATATTTGTCACGGGCGGAAGCCTATATTGCGGGTGTAATCCATGCGACATTGAAAGCCGCTTGATTGTATGGATATTTTACTGATCAAATAATCAGTAAATAACTTGACTGTCCGGATGTCCGTACAGTAAAGTGTGATAAATTAGCGCTGCGCGTGTAACTTCGGCGCTGCCAAAATAAAGAATTAACAGCCTCACTCCGGTGGGGCTTTTTATTACCTGAAATAAACATAAGACTTGCTGTTACGTTTGGTCAGAGTTACATGTGTATTTATGCATAATAACTGACCAAAGGTATAAAATACCATGTTAAAACATAATGATATGACAACAGCAGCGGCTTGTTTTTTTGAGGTGTTACCGGACGGGGTTTTCTCTGTCAGTGATGCGGCTGCCTTGTCAGGGCTTTCCCTGCCGCGTTGTCAACTTCTTCTTACTCAGTTCAGCCTTGCCGGTCTTTTGAAAGACTGCGGCAACGGTGAACGATTTAAACGACTTTAAACTGTGAAATGGGCGGCTGGTGGGTGTTGGTAGCACCTTCCCAGCCATTCACCCGTTAAAGCGATCACGGATAAACCAAGGCCCACTGCTTGTGTGCACAAAGCAAAGGGAGCTTAACAAAAAAGGTTACCCGGATCTATGAAAAACACTGTTAATTTAAACAGTATTAATTTAGTCAACGACGACTCACTCAGCTATATCAAAACCCTCCCGGACAATTGCATTGATTTAATCGCCACGGACCCGCCGTATTTTCAGGTAAAAACATGTGCCTGGGATAACCAGTGGCCGGATGTTTCTGCTTACCTGTCCTGGCTGGATGAAATGCTTGCCGAGTTCTGGCGGGTACTGAAACCAAACGGCAGCCTGTACCTGTTTTGTGGTTCGCGTCTGGCCTCGGATACAGAAATACTGTTACGGGAGAGGTTCAGCGTTCTCAGTCATATCATATGGGCGAAACCTTCCGGTCCGTGGCGGCGGCAAAACAAAGAAAGCCTGCGTTGTTTTTTCCCGTCTACTGAGCGGCTGCTGTTTGCAGAGCATTATCAGGGACCGGTAAAAGGAAAAGGCAGTGAGTACCACCAGCGGCGGGATGAACTGAAGAAAAATGTGTTTACCCCGCTGATTGAGTATTTCCGGCAGGCGCGTGATGCATTGGGTATCACGGCAAAAGAAATTGACCAGGCAACCGGCAAGCAGATGTCTTCACACTGGTTCGGGTACAGTCAGTGGCAGTTACCGAATGAAGCGGATTACCGGAAATTACAGGCACTTTTTCAGAGGGCTGCCGCAGAACGTCAGCAAAATAACCCGTTATACCGTGAACATAATGATCTGGTCAGTGAGCAACATACACTCAGGCGTGAATATCACGAACTGGCAGATCAGTATCAGTTGTTACGCCGTTACTTCACGGTATCAGTTGATGTGCCTTATACCGATGTGTGGACATTCCCGCCGGTTCAGTATTATCCCGGAAAGCACCCCTGTGAAAAACCGGCCGCAATGATGGAGCACATCATAAAAGCCAGCAGCCGTGAATGTGATTTGGTCGCTGATTTCTTTATGGGGTCCGGAGCGACACTGAAAGCCGCACTGAAGCACAATCGCCGCGTTCTGGGTGTGGAGATGGAAGCGGAACGGTTTGAACAGACTAAGGCAGAAATAACTCAACTCTCCGGAATTTCCGGATAGTTCACATTCCAAAGGCTGCACAGGGCGGCCTTTTTCATATACGCCGCCACAGTATCAATCACCTCGTTATCACTTAACACAAGAGCTGTGTGCGGCTTTTTACCATTAGCAACAATAAGAGCATTGGAATACGACAGGCTCATTACCTAATCCGTATTCGGCCACAGTGCTCTTTTTATTGCTTTCCCGCCGCTGGTGGGATTACCAGAACAATGCCGCAGCCACCACACTTTAACCCGTTTAAAACATATAACCCGGTTGCGGCATTTCCCTATCACTCAACATACGGAACACTCCGCAGGGGGTGGATATGCGCATGTCTGACAAATATTCCAGCCCTACAGCGTACGCCTGGGGACTTATAACCTCTGCTTTTGGCGTTTTATCTCTGGACCAGTGGGCTATTGTTGCCGGGATCATCTGTACTGTCGGGACGTTCCTGGTGAACTGGTATTACAAACGGAAAGAATTCCAGCTGAAAGCCGGAGAACATCATGAATAACCGATTATTTAAAAAAGTCATGGCCGCTTGTGCCGCCGGGGCTATTGCCGGTGCGCTGGTGCTGATCCCCGCGTATGAGGGTGTTGAGTACAAACCTTACCGTGATGTGGCCGGGGTGCTCACCGTATGTTACGGCCATACCGGTAGTGATATTCAGCCCGGCAAGCTGTACACGGACGCTGAATGTAAGGCGCTGCTGCATGACGACCTGACGAAAGTCCGGCGCGCGGTTGACCCGATGATCAAGGTGCCGATTGATGACAATACCCGGGCGGCCATCTATTCATTTGTCTACAACGTAGGGCCCGGTGCGTTCTCGCGTTCCACGATGCTGCGGAAACTCAATGCCGGTGATATCGCGGGTGCCTGTGACGAAATGAAACGCTGGACATTTGCCGGTGGTAAGCAGTGGCAGGGTCTGATTAACCGGCGCGAAACGGAGAAAGCGGTATGCCACGGAACCCTTTAACACTGATCATCATTGCTATCATCCTGCTGACTACTGCTCTGTTGGCGGGTTGTTATCTGTATTCACTCCCGAATCACTGTAAGCCGCTGCCGGGTAACCAACTGGACGGTGTGATCCATTATGAGTGTGAATCGCCATGAACTGGAAAGAAGCGGTAATTGCCGCGCTGTTTATTGTTGCCGCCTGGTGGGTATATGACACCTACCGGGATAACCAGCAACTGAAGGTGAATAACACAACATTATCAGGCCAGTTATCGGCACAGCAGGTGATAAACACCACCACGCTTTCAGCTGTTTCCATCAGGCACCGCGTGGCACTCGACAATATCAAAGACAAACAGGAAGAGGACACGGAGAATGTCAAAGTCAAAACTGTTATCAGGACAGTATTTAAGGACAGTGAATGCGCTGTTGCTCCTGTTCCCACTGATGCTGTTAGTGAGTTGCGGAAATACGCGGACGGAATACGTGCCCGCACCGGTGGTGCCGATCCCGCCACAACTGACCGCTGATTGCCCGCAGCCGGTTATCCCTGACGAACTGACCTACGGCGGCGCAATCCTGTTACTGACCGATGCCATGAAGTCGATAGCAGACTGCAATCACGATAAGCGGGCAATACGGGAGATAGAACAACAAAGGCAGGTAATGAAATGACAAATCCAATGCAAATGCCGGAATACCAGTGCCACAAGCGAGTCCGGGCTTTAAAAATAAAAAGAATCGACTATGGGTACAGAGATGCGGACAAAGGCAACCCGTCGTGGGTTTGCGAAATCGTCCCTGAAGATGACAATTACCCGGCAATTGAAGTGTCAGCTGAGTACGTAAAAAAACACAACCCGCAGGCGGGTGGATATTACGTTGTTTATGAAAATGGCTATACGTCCTTCAGCCCGGCAGATGTATTCGAATCCGGGTACACACCTTGCCGCGATAACTGACAGGCAGTACGGGAGATAGAAGCGGAGAGGCATAGCAAATAACAAGGTGATAATTATGTTTAATAATTTACCCGGCTCAGGAACATTCCTTTTCTTGGGCGCTGTATGTGCAGTGCTTGGATGGGGAGTAATCGAAGGTCTGATTTATCTCTGTAAGCTGATATTTTAAATACACGAGCAATGCGAAAGATTGAGTAGCAACGCCGCGCTAAATAGCGGGGTGCTTTTTTATGCGCGGCGTTGTCGCAGTCTCCCTGTGTTAACTATGACCTGTTTATCTCATGCAGTGAGTGCACGGAGAGAATCAAAAACAACGAATCCACGGTGTGGTTACCGATACGGGCAGCAACGTCAACTGCCGGAGCAGCATGGCGTGACAGCCGGAGAGACGGCATAAACCAATCATAAAGCCTGTTCATAATGAGCGGGCTTTGTAATCGGAGGATATGATGCCACCACGTATACCCCGCGCGTGCCGCAAACGCGGCTGCGCAAAGACAACCACCGACCGCAGCGGATACTGCGAAGAACATCGCAATACAGGGTGGGAGAACCACCAGCAGGGCAAGAGCCGTCACGAACGCGGCTATGGTACCAAGTGGGACAGGTTGCGTGCTGTGGTGCTGAGCAGGGATAAACACCTATGCCAAGAGTGCCTGCGTGAAGGCCGGGCAACTGAAGCAAAGACAGTTGACCACATCACACCTAAAGCACATGGGGGAACCGATGCGGAAAGCAATCTGCAGAGTCTGTGCTGGCCATGTCACTACCGGAAGACTGCAACGGAGAGAACACGATGAAAAAGAAGCAGGTTAAGCTATCCCGGATGTTTAAAGGCGGGAGGTTTGTCGGGTATTGCCTCAGTGTTGATGGTGAGATGTTATCCCACCAGACCGACATAAAGATAGAAACAACATCGCCGCCGCATTCATCTATATCTGTTAGTTTTCTCTGGCATCCGTCTGTGGTTGATGATGCTCCGGATATTCACCTTGAATAGAGCAGGGGGAGGGGGAGGTCAAATCTCTGCCGCCCCACGGCCAGAGGACCGCCGCCTTAGTCAGATTTTTATACCCGCGAAAAATGAAATTAAAACCGGCTGATCTGTAAGCAGTATTTATGTATCCGTAAGGAGGGATTTTATGGCTGGCACTCCGGGCAAATCTGGTCGCCGCCCGAAGCCGACAGCCAGAAAAGAACTGGCTGGCAATCCCGGCAAACGGGCACTGAATAAAGATGAGCCCGTTTTTACCCCGCTGACCGGTGTTGACCCGCCGGACTGGTTTGCGGAAAACGATTTGCACCTCGCTGTCACAATGTGGGAAATGACCGTTAAAGAGTTGTGCGGACAGGGAATTATCTGCCTGACTGATTTGGCCGTTCTTGAGCGCTGGTGTGTTGCTTATCATTTTTGGCGGGAGCTGGTTATCGCAATAGCCAGAGACGGTACCCGGCTGAAAGGTGCAACCGGCGGACCGATAAAGAACCCCGATTTAACCGCGAAAAAAGAGCAGGAAAGCGAAATGGATCGCACCGGTGCAATGCTCGGTCTGGATCCGGGAAGCCGTCAGCGTCTGATCGGGTTGGCCGGACAAAAAAAACAGGATAATCCGTTTATGAGGTTAATCACATCATGAGTCGCAAATCTTACCCGAACGTAAACGCGGCCAGTCAGTATGCCCGCGACGTGGTTCGCGGCAAGATTGTGGCCTGTCAGTACGTGAAAGATGCCTGCCAGCGTCATCTGGATGATCTGAGTGAAGAAAAAAGCCGTAAATTCCGGTACCGGTTTGATAAAGACCTGGCGGAACAGGCCGCAAAATTTATCCAGCTGCTGCCGCACACCAAAGGTGAATGGGCATTTAAGCGCATGCCGATAACACTGGAGCCGTGGCAGCTATTTATTGTCTGCAGTGCATTTGGCTGGGTTCACAAGGGCAGCAGGCTGCGGCGGTTCCGTGAAGTTTATACGGAGATCCCCCGTAAGAATGGTAAATCAGCTATTTCAGCCGGTGTTGCTCTGTATTGTTTTACCTGTGATAACGAGTTTGGTGCTGAAATCTACTCCGGTGCAACCACGGAAAAGCAGGCATGGGAAGTGTTCCGTCCTGCAAAACTGATGTGCAAGCGTACCCCGCTGCTGACGGAGGCATTCGGTATCGAGGTCAATGCGAAAAACATGAACCGGCCGGAAGACGGGGCACGGTTTGAGCCGCTTATCGGATCCCCCGGTGATGGTCAGTCCCCGCACTGCGCTATCGTTGATGAATACCATGAGCACGACACGGATGCCCTGTACACGACCATGATTACCGGTATGGGGGCCAGGCGGCAGCCGCTGATGTGGGCTATCACCACCGCCGGATATAACATTGAAGGCCCGTGTTACGACAAGCGGCGTGAAGTGATTGAAATGCTCAACGGCACGGTGCCGAATCCTGAGCTTTTCGGCATTATTTATACCGTTGACGATGGTGATGACTGGACGGATCCGGCCACTTTGCGTAAAGCAAATCCGAATATGGGGGTTTCTGTTTACAGTGACTTCCTGATCAGCCAGCAGAACAGAGCCAAAAACAATGCCCGTCTGGCGGGTATATTTAAAACAAAGCACCTGAATATCTGGGTTTCCGCCCGGGCGGCCTATTTCAACATGGTGTCCTGGCGGGAATGTGAGGATAAGACACTCACCCTGGAAATGTTCGAGGGGCAATCCTGTGTTCAGGCTCTGGATTTAGCCAGAAAACTCGACATGAACTCACGGGTAAGGCTTTTTCACCGGGTTATTGACGGCAAGCGACATTACTACTGTATTTCACCTGATTTTTATGTTCCGTATGACGCCGTATTCAGCGTTGATGTTGAAAACAGACGTACAGCAGAGCGTTTTATGAAATGGGTGGAAACTGGGCACCTTAAGCTGACCGAAGGGGCAGAAATTGATTACCGCGTTATTCTGGAGGATGCGAAGGCCGGAAACCTGATAAATCCGGTTGATGAGACAGCTATCGACCCGCATGGCGCAACAAACATCTCCCATGAACTGGCTGACGAGGGTATGAATCCGATCACCATAGTACAAAACTACACCAACATGTCCGACCCGATGAAGGAGCTGGAAGCTGCTGTAGCGGCCGGACGGTTCCACCATGACGGCAATCCGATCATGACATGGTGTATCGGTAACGTGGTCGGCAGATATCTGCCGGGCAGTGATGATGTTGTCCGCCCAACCAAAGAGCAGAACGAAAACAAAATTGACGGTGCAACAGCGCTGATTATGGCTATAGGCAGAGCGATGCTGAATGGTCCCGGTGACTTCCTTTCCTCTCTGGATCCTGACGAAGAAATTCTATTCCTATGAAAAATATACTTCTTGATCTCACTGCCCTGACAGGTTTCGGCGCGGTGCTGGCAGGCTGTTACCTGAAATACGGCCTGCCGGATTCCCTGGTGATTGGCGGGTCAGCAATGGTTATCTATTCACTGGCTGTGGCCATGAGGGGGAAACGTGCTTCTTGATGCATTATTCCGCGATACACCGACCAGTATTGAGAATCCGGCAGTACCCATCAGTGCAGATTCTGTTGATACAGACGGTCTGTTCAAAGCCGATGTGTATGTCAGCCCGGAAACCTCGATGAAACTGGCTGCTGTATATGCCTGTATTTATGTTCTTTCTTCCTCAATAGCACAGATGCCGCTGCATGTGATGCGCAAAACCGGCGATAAGGTTGAGACTGCCCGCGATCATCCCGTGTTCCACCTTGTTCACGATGAGCCGAACGAATGGCAGACCAGCTATAAATGGCGGGAAACCAAAGAGCGCCACATTCTCGGCTGGGGAAACGGCTACACACAGGTGATCCGTAACAGTCGCGGTGAGGTGACCAACCTGGAAGCCTGTATGCCGTGGGAAACCGCACTGCTTAACACCGGCGGCCGGTATACCTACGGGGTTTATAACGAACAGGGTAATTTTGCGGTCAGCCCGGATGACATGATCCATATCCGGGCGCTGGGTAATAACCAGCGGATGGGGATCAGCCCGATAGTGCAGCATGCGGAAACCATCGGCATGGGGATGTCCGGGCAGAAATACACCAGTTCATTCTTCGGCGGTAATGCCCGCCCGGCCGGTATTGTTTCAGTTAAGGGGGAGCTGCAGGAAAAAGGGTGGGAACGCCTTAAATCAATGTGGCAGAAAGCGTCTGCAGCGCTGCGCAGTCAGGAAAACAAAACCATGCTGTTACCGGCGGAGCTGGATTACAAAGCCCTGACCGTTTCCCCGGTGGATGCTCAGTTAATCGATATGCTGAAGCTTAACCGTTCTATGATTGCCGGAATTTTTAATGTGCCGGCACATATGATCAATGACCTGGAAAAAGCGACTTTTTCCAATATTTCCGAACAATCCATTCAGTTTGTCCGGCATACGGTCATGCCGTGGGTGGTGAACTGGGAACAGGAGCTTAACAGACGGTTGTTCACCCGGCAGGAGCGCCGCGCCGGATTTTATGCCCGGTTTAACCTGGCCGGGCTGTTGCGCGGAACCCCGAAAGAGCGTGCTGAATTTTATCATTACGCCATTACTGACGGCTGGATGAGCCGGAATGAGGCGCGGGCATTTGAGGATATGAACCCGGTTAGCGGACTGGATGAAATGCTGGTCAGCGTTAACGCGGCACAGCCTGCCGACAGTAAATCAAAAGGTGGTGAAAAAGATGAGCAGTAATGAAAGAGAAACCCGCAGCTATGTCGGAGAGGTACGGGCCGCGCCGGGCGAAGAGGACAAGCCGACCCACATTATCGGTCTGGCCTCAGTGTTTAATTCCCTGTCAGAGCCGATGTGGGGATTCCGTGAAATTATCAAACCCGGCGCATTTGACGATGTGCTGAATGATGATGTGCGCGGGCTGTTTAACCATGACCGCAATTATATCCTCGGCCGGTCCTCTTCCGGGACGTTATCCCTGAGTGTCACAGAGCAGGGGTTGGTTTATGACATTACCGCGCCGGATACACAGACTATCCGCGATCTGGTTATTGCCCCTATGCTGCGCGGGGATGTCAATCAGAGTTCATTCGCGTTCAGTGTGGCGGTGAATGGTGATGACTGGTACCAGGATGATGACGGCATGGTTGTCCGGGAAATTCACAAAATATCCCGTCTGTATGATGTCAGTCCGGTGACTTATCCGGCTTATCAGGCCGCGAATTCAACCGTGCGGTCAATGGAAGCGTGGAAAGAAGCACGCGACAGCGGCGGTTTAGCCAAAGCTATCAATGAAAAACTGGCGCGTGAGCGTCTTCTTACATTAATGAATGCATAAGGTAACTCTATGAAACTTCATGAATTAAAACAAAAACGTAATACTATCGCTACCGAAATGCGCGCTATCCATGAAAAAGTCGGTGACGGTGTCATGACCGAAGAGCAGCGCGGCGAGTGGAATCAGGCCAAAACTGAGTTTGACCGCCTGAATGAGCAGATCACCCGCGAAGAGGAACTGCGCTCGGCAGATCAGACCTTCGTGGATGACAAAGAGCCTGAGCAGCGCGGAAATCAATCGGGTAATCCGGAAAGTGAAGCAGCAGAGCGTCGGGCAGCGGCATTTGACCGTTTTCTCCGTCATGGTTTCGGTGAACTGACGGCAGAAGAGCGCCAGGCTGTGAAAGAGCTGCGTGCGCAGGGGACATCCCCGGATGAAAAAGGGGGCTACACCGTACCCACTCAGATGCTGAATAAAGTTGTTGATCAGATGAAAGCCTACGGCGGCATTGCCGGTATTTCGCAGATTCTGACAACTTCAAACGGGCAGGATATTACCTGGTCAACATCAGACGGCACAGCGGAAGAGGGTGAACTGCTGGGCGAAAACACCGCCGCCAGTGAACAGGATGTGGAATTCGGCACCGCTATTCTCGGCGCTAAAAAACTGTCTTCCAAAATTATCCGTGTATCCAATGAGTTGTTGCAGGACAGCGGGATCAATATTGAATCTTACCTCGCAGCCCGTATTGCACAGCGTATCGGACGCGGTGAGGCTAAATATCTGGTGAAAGGTACCGGCGCAGGTACTCCGGTGCAGCCGAAGGGGCTGGATACATCTGTTACCGGTACGGTTGATGCCTCTGCCGTATTCACCTGGAAAGATATTAATGCCCTGAAACACGCCATTGATCCGGCCTACCGTAACAACCCTAAGTTCCGTCTGGCTTTTAATGACAGCACCCTGAAACTGATGACAGAAATGGAAGACGGTAACAAGCGTCCGCTGTGGCTGCCGGAAATCACCGGCGTGGCACCTTCGACCATTCTGGGTATGCAGTATGCCGTGGATCAGGCTATCGACAGCATGGAAACCGGCAAGAAGTTTATCTTCTGTGGTGACTTTGATCGCTTCATTGTCCGCCGTGTCACCTATATGACGCTGAAGCGTCTGGTGGAGCGTTATGCGGAATATGACCAGACTGCATTCCTCGCGTTTCATCGCTTTGACTGCTGCCTGGAAGACACCTCTGCGATTAAGGCGCTGGTGGCCAAAGCTGCGACAAAGTAATCTGGTCTTAACCCGATACGCCGCTTAACTGCGGTTTTTTTGTGCCTGCGGTCCGGCGTGGCCGCAGGTATGGGGGAAACATGTCGTTACCGACACTCGAAAAACTGAGAATGCAGTGCCGTATCGATGAGGATAATGATCAGGAAGATGAATTACTCCTGACCTATCTTCAGGCGGCAAAAAAGCGGGCTGAAAATTACATTAACCGCAATTTGTATGACAGTAACATTCCGGAGAGCGACCCCGATGGCCTGATTGTTTCTGCTGATATTGAGCTGGCATTGATGGTCTGTATCGGCAGTCTCTATGAGTCACGGGAAAGCGGAGCAATACCGGCGGGTTTCTACCTGTTGCTTGACCCGTACAGGTTTATAAATTTGTAAGGAGGTGCTATGCAGGCCGGAAGATTAAGGCACCGGGTCACATTTCAGCGTGCTGAGCGGGTAACGTTGCCATCCGGACAACGTGAAAGTCAGTGGTTGCCCGTTGTTGTAACCTGGGCGGAAGTCAGACCCGTCAGCGGCCGGGAACTGCTGACCGCCGGAGCGGAAATGTCAGAAATCACAGTCCGCGTATGGATGCGGTACCGGCCGGATATTCATCCTGCATGCCGGATGGTATATCGCGGTCAGGTCTACGATATTCAGGCTGTGATCCCGGATGTGAAATTTACCCGGCTGGAACTGCTGTGTAAACAGGGGGTGAAAGATGGCTGATATGGGGCTGGATTTGTCCGGTTTTGCTGAACTGTCCCGTGATCTGGAATTACTCAGCCGGGCTGAAAATACCCGTGTGCTGCGGGAAGCGACGAAAGCTGCAGCGGATATGCTGCGGGATGAGGTCCGGCGGAGCGCTCCTGTCAGGACCGGAAAACTGGCGCGTAATATCGTTACCGGCGGTCAGCGGAGCCGTTATAAAGGTGAGGTTGTTTCGGGTGTGTACATCCGGGGAACCAACGCCGCCGGAACCAACAGTGATAACACACTGAAAACGGACGACCCGCGTAATGCGTTTTACTGGCGTTTCCTGGAAAACGGTACATCCAAAATGGCACCACAACCGTTTATCCGTCCGGCATTTGACGGTAAAGCGGATGAGGCAGCGGATCTGGCGCTGAGCAAACTCAGTCAGGCTATCGATAAGGTGCTGAGCGGATGAAAGAATCTGATTTGTTTTCTTTGCTTGACCCGGTGCTGCCGGGCAGGGTTTTCCCGTATGTGGCTCCGCAGGATGAGCCCAAAATTCAGCCACCGTGGTGTGTTTTTTCACTTTATGATGTCGGCGGTGATGTGCTGTGCGGTCGGGCTGAGACGATGAGCAATATTCAGATTGATGTCTATGCAAAAACCATCGATGAAGCCCGCCGGATCCGTGAACTGTCTGTTGCTGCTGTTTCTCCGCTTTCACCGGCGGAGTTCACAGAGAGGCAGGGGTATGAAGCCGATACCGCGCTTTACCGGGCCACGCTGGAGTGTCAGGTCTGGCAATAACGTAATCTTGAACAACAAGCTGCTGCGGCAGCTTTTTTTATGCTTACAGGAAAATAACTATGTCTAGCAAATATGAAAAAACGCAGGGCACGAAAATCAGTATTTCAAAACTGCCGGCAACAGAAGCAAATCCCGCATCTGCTGAGTTTCTGCCGCTGGCCTGTGCGGCCAAAGAGATCGGTTATACCGGCGGACAGAAATCGGACATTGATGTCACCACCCTGTGTTCGACTGAGCAGGAAATGACTAATGGCCTGGCATCCCCGGGGGAGGTCACAATTTCTGGTAACTGGTCACCGGATGAGGGGCAGGAAGCGCTTCGTGCTGCCTATGACAATGACACGATCCATGCGTTCAAAGTGGAGTTTCCGTCAGGTAATGGTTATGCCTTCCTGGCGGAAGTCCGTCAGAACAGCTGGAGTGTGGCAACCAGCGGGGTAGTCACCGCGTCTTTCACGCTGCGTATGAAAGGTAAGCCTGTTCCGCTGAAAAACGGGACGGTAACTGAGCCGGGAAAGGGGGAATAAGCCGTGGCGAATCCGAAACTGTCATTAAAAGAACTGGCACTCAGTCCAAAAAACGCCTTCCGCTCAAAAATGGTGAAGGTACCTGAATGGAACGGTATCGCCGTTATTCTGCGGGAACCGTCTTCGGCAGCCTGGCTCAGATGGCGTGAGCTGATGAATACCGACGGGGAGGGTGATAAAAAGTTGTCGGAGGCAGAACAGGCACAGCGCAATCTGCGGGCTGATGTGGTGATGTTTTCTGATGTGCTGCTGGATGAAGATAAAGAGCGGGTGTTCAGTGATGACGACACTGAAGAAGTGATGGCTGTTTACGGGCCGGTTCATGCCCGTCTGCTGAAACAGGCACTTGATCTGATGACCACGCCGGATGAAGCGGAAAAAAAGTAGCACAGCCCGGGATGTTTTTTCTGATGACACTGGCGCTCCGGATGGGGCGCACAGTGGATGAGCTGACCAGAACGATGAGCGCCGGGGAGCTGACCATGTGGATGGCCTTTGACCGCCTCAGCCCGATCGGGGACATCCGCAGTGACATACAGACGGCCCATATTGTCTCATCACTGTACGGCGCACAGGGCGGCAAACTCAGCCTGAATGATGCGATGCTGAAATGGGGCTCTCAGGATGAGAGACCGGCCGGTGACAGTCTGGAAGAGTTTCTCGGATCTATTTCTGAACATTGATTTTATTTTCTGAACGGGGGAGTAATGGCGAAGCTTCGTGAGCTTATTATTAAAATATCGGCTAATTCATCCTCGTTTCAGTCTGAAATAGCCCGCGCCTCACGGATGGGGGAGAATTATTACCGGACGCTGGAGCAGGGCGGCCGCAAAGCAGCATCGGCATCACGCGAAACGAAACGGGCAATCAGTGAGCTGAACAATGAACTGTCATCAATAAAATCGACAGTAACCGGCGTAATGGGGGCCATGGCCGGTGCTTTTGCCACGCAGCAGCTTATCAGTTATGCCGATACCTGGAGCCAGTTAAGCGGCCGCCTGAAACTGGCCTCTGTGTCTGCGGAGGATTTCAGCCGTGCGCAGCAGGAGCTGATGTCGTTAAGTCAGCGTACCGGCACATCACTGGCGGCAAATACCAACCTGTACGCGCGTATTGCGCAGTCGATGCGTGATGCGGGTTATGCCTCGGGGGATGTGGCAAAAGTCACTGAAACCATCGCAACCTCACTGAAGCTGTCCGGTGCAAGCACTGAAGAAGCCAGCTCTGTTATTACACAGCTGAGTCAGGCTCTCGGATCTGGTGTCCTGCGCGGTGAAGAATTTAACGCGGTGATGGAGAACGGCGGACGACTGGCAAAACTGCTGGCGGACGGGATGGGAACGACCATCGGCGGTCTGCGTGAAATGTCACAGAGCGGTAAACTCACCATTGACAAGATAGTGCCAATTCTGACCAGCACTGAACAGCTCAGAAAAGAATTTGAGCAATTACCGCAGACTGTCAGCGGCGCATCCCAGAAAATTGAAAACGCCTTCATGGCATGGGTGGGCGGGGCTAATGAGGTATCGGGCGCAACCAGCACGCTGACCGGCGCACTGAATGGTATTGCGGGAAATATAGACACTATTGCCACCGTTGCCGGTGCGCTGGTCGGGGTTGGCCTTGCGCGGTATTTCGGCGGGCTGACCGCCAGTGTGACCAAAGCAACCATCGGGGTGGCCGGTGCCGCAAAAGGCGAGGTCGCTCTTGCACAGGCTCAGTTGCGCGGGACACAAATTGCGGTTGCCAGAGCGCGTGCGGCAGAGTACCGGGCACAAAAATCACTGGCAGCTGCACGCGGAACGGATGCGCAGGCAGGCGCAGAAAAGCGGCTTGCCGCTGTACAGGCCTCCGTTGCACGCAATATTAACGCCCGCAATATCGCACAAAACAACCTGAATAACGTCACATCTGTCGGTTCACGTCTTCTTGGTGGTGCGCTGGGGCTGGTCGGCGGTATTCCGGGGCTGGTGATGCTGGGGGCCGGTGCCTGGTACACCATGTACCAGAAGCAGGAGCAGGCAAGACAGTCCGCACTTGAATACGCCGCCACCATTGACCAGGTTCGTGCCAATCTTAATAAAATGACGCTGCCGGAAACCGCTGATAACTCCGGTAAAACCAAAGAATCGCTGGCGGCGCAAAATAAACTGGTTGATGAGCAGCGTCAGAAAGTTGAGGGATTAAAATCAGCGATAGCCGGATATCAGCAGATGCTGGCCTCACCCGGCCCCAGCATCAACGGCTATCTGATTAACCATCTGATCAGTCAGGAAGATGCGGTTAAATCCCTGGCGGCTGCGCAGGATGAGCTTTCGGTTGAACAGAGCAGACTTAATGAGCTGAGCAAAAAATCGGAAGAGATTCAGTCAGCACTCAAGGCGGTCGAAAGTCAGCGTGATTTTCTTATTCGTCAGCAGTCTGCTGCCCAGAATAATATGCGTCATTCATTACTGATGGTGAATGCGGAGCATAGCGAATTTAACCGTATTATGTCCATCGGCAACCAGATCCTGACTAACCGCCTGGCTCTGGTTAACAGCCCGATGCGTATCCCGGCAGCGCCTCTCAGCGAAAAACAGCAGGATTTCATTCAGAAATCAGAGCGGGACAAAGAACTGTCCGCACTGACCGGGGAAGCCCGTGTTATCCGGCAGGCTGAGTTTGCCGCAGATGATATCGGTCTGCTGAATAAACCCGAATTTGCCGATAACCGGCAGAAATACATTGATAATCAGGTGGCAGCCTACCGGAATCAGGAAAAGCTGAGTAAGGAACTGAAAGCGGGTAAAAGCGCCCAGAGTGCTTTCAATAAAGAGCAGAAAGAAGCGGAACGTCAGGCGGAGCAGTATACCCGTAAAATGGCGGATCTGAGTGTGGCCACGGAGGTTCAGAAAGTCAGGGCCACGCAGGGAGAAAAAGCCGCAGATCTTTATGCCGCAGCACATGAGTCCGGCGCAAAATGGACGGATGAGCAGCGAAAAGCGATCCGCGCATCCTCTGTTGCCCTGGCGGAGTGGACACAAAAGGCCGATGAGGCGGTCAGAAAGCAGCGTGAAATGGATGATGCGCTGAAAGCGATGCGTGACGGAGCCCGGAAATTCAGTGACGAAGCGGAGCAAATTGATAAAACCCGGGGAATGGGCGGAAACCGGCGCAGTCTTTACGATGAACGTCAGCAGATTGATCGTGTTTATGCCAAATCGGATCAGGGAAAAAGTGCGACCGAAGCCTATAACCGCGAGATTGATGCGCTCAACCTGAAATATCAGAAAATAAAGGAGGTTCAGTCTGACTGGACCAGCGGGGTGACCCGGGGGATGGAAGACTGGGTTGCTGAGGCCGGAGACTATGCGGAGCAAACCGCATCAGCAGTGCAGAGCGCCATGGGCGGTATGGTGAATAACATCACTGACATGCTGAACGGAAATAAAGCCAGCTGGCGCGACTGGTCAATAGATGTCCTTAAATCCATCCAGAAAATACTGGTCAACGCTGCCATCGTGAACAGCCTGAAATCCATGTCAGATGCCGGTGGCTGGATTGGTGCTGTCGGTAACTTCCTGGGAGGTGCCGCGGCAAATGCCAAAGGCGGGGTATATGATTCTCCTGGCCTGAGTGCGTACAGCAATCAGATAGTCAGCACCCCGACTTATTTTGCGTTTGCCAAAGGTGCCGGGCTGATGGGGGAGGCCGGACCGGAAGCGATTATGCCGTTAACACGGGCGGCGGATGGCTCTCTGGGTGTCCGGGCGCTCGGCGGAAATCAGAACAGCGGTTCAGCGGCACCACAGGTGTTTATTACCATCAACAGTAACGGCAGCAGCCAGACGCAGTCGTCGGCTGGTTATGAGCAGTTTGGTAATGAAATTGCAGCATTCGTCGATCAGCGTTTCCGCGTACTAATGGACAAAGACACCCGCCCCGGTGGTGCAATCTGGAATATGACTAAGGGGAAAAGATGATCGAAACATTCACCTGGTGTCCCCGTGTTAATCCCACGGAGGACATCACCTATAAAACCCGCAGGGCTAAATTCGGTGATGGTTATGAGCAGGTGTCCGGTGACGGTATCAACGCCCGCAGCCAGAAGTGGTCACTGGAATTTACCGGTCGCGGGGAGTATATCACGGCTATCCGTCAGTTTATCGACCGTCACGGCGGCATAAAGGCTTTTCAGTGGAAACCCCCGCTTGAGCCGGTCGGTCTGTACCGGTGCGACGAGCATAAGCTCACCCCGCTCGGCGGTGACAACTATTCACTTTCTCTCACTTTTACCCAGGCATTTAAACCATGATCACAAACGATTACCAGAAGCTGGAACCGGGTAATGCCGTCCGGCTTTTTGAGGTTGACGGTACCGCGTTCGGTGTGCCGGATGTTTTGCGGTTCCATGCTTACAATATTCCTCACACAGAAGCAGATATTACGGCTGCCGGCGGTGACCCTGAAAAGCTCCCGGCAAAATCCATCTGGTGGCAGGGCGAAGAGTACCGTGCCTGGCCGGTGCAGATCGAGGGACTGGAAGCATCAACAACCGGTTCAGGTGCACAGCCGAAGTTATCGGTGGCAAATCTGGACGGTTCTGTCACTGCACTGTGTCTTGCCTACGATGACATGCTGAAAGCGAAAGTTACGATACACGATACTCTGGCGCACTATCTGGATGCGGCAAACTTTCCGGACGGTAACCCGGCTGCCGATCCTGCTCAGGAAAAAGTTTCGGTCTTTTATATTGACAGTAAATCTTCGGAAACCAATGAAGTTATTGAGTTTGATTTAGCCAGTCCGATGGATTTGCAGGGGGTACTGATCCCGACGCGGCAACTGCATGCAATGTGCACCTGGTGCATCCGTGGGAAATATAAATCCGGTGACGGCTGTGATTATGCCGGGCAGAACGGGTATTTCGACAAACACGGCAACCGCGTGGATGACCCGGCACAGGATCAATGCAGTGGTATGCTGAATACCGGTTGCTTCCCGCGTTTCGGGAAAAATAACCCGATCCCGTTCGGCGGCTTTCCGGGAACCTCATTACTGAGGAAATAATGATGCGTAAAAACATTCAGGCGGCCATTTTTGCACACGCCGAACGTGAATACCCCCGTGAATGCTGCGGGGTGATCGCGCAAAAATCCCGTGTGGTTAAATACTTTCCCTGCTGCAATATCGCGGCTACGCCGGAAGAGCATTTTGTCTTATCGCCGGAGGATTACGCTGCTGCGGAGGATTGGGGCACCGTGACCGGCATTGTGCACAGTCACCCGGATGCCACTACCCGGCCGTCAGAACTTGATAAAGCACAGTGTGATGCTCTTGGTGTGCCGTGGTACATCGTCAGCTGGCCGGAGGGTGATCTGCGGACCGTTCAGCCGCGCGGTGAATTGCCATTACTTGGTCGGCCGTTTGTGCTCGGGTTTACGGATTGTTGGGGGCTGGTGATGAGCTGGTTCAGGCAGGAACACAGCATTGAACTGCCGGATTACCGGGTGGATTATCCCTGGTGGGAGCAGGGTGAGAACCGGTACGCCGATAACTGGCGGGAAGCGGGATTTATTCAGGTTGATGATCCGCAACCCGGCGATATAATAATCATGCAGGTACAGGCTAAGGTAGCTAACCATGCTGGTGTTCTGCTCAATGATAATATGTTGTTGCATCATTTATACGGGCATTTGAGCCAGCGTGTTCCATATGGAGGCTATTGGCGTGAACGAACTATCATGGTCATTAGATATAATTGGCCGAAATTAAGAGAATTATAATATGAATAAATTATTAACCTCGCTATCAATTCTTCTTTTCGCATCTTATTCTTATGCTAATAATACGAACCACATAAGTGATAATATTAAGTATGGTCCGTTAACAGAAGAAGAAGAGGTAGCTGTTAAATCTTGGGTCTCAAATGCATTGAAAGATGGTGATAGTGCTAAATTTAAGCTTGGTGACAAAGTTATATCAATTAATGGTGAACCTGAACCGGTATACTGTGGTCTTGTAAACGCTAAAAACTCGTATGGCGCATATTCGGGATGGGTTATCTTTAAAAGCTTTGTTGCGAGAAATGCCTATGGAAAAATTATTGCTCCTGTTGAAATTGGGATTAAGCACGGAGATGATCCAGCAATGCAAATTGGCGATGGTAAAATTTTTGAAAAGGTATTATTTGATATGTGTTTAGAAAAAGGATTTTTCAAAGGCAACTATTTGAATAAAGAATTAATCGGCGAAAAGAAAAATTAATTAACCATATTATAATTATATTTAACCCGCTCCGGCGGGTTTTTTTATGGGAGAATTATGTCACAGGAAATAATGGTAAAAATAGAGCTCGGCGGTGTATTGGGTAAAACCTTTGGCAAAACACATCAGCGCCTGGTCAGCACAACCTCTGAAGCGGTCCGTGCATTATGCTGCACTATCTCCGGATTTGAGCAATTCCTGAATACCAGTAAGTCGCGCGGGCTGACTTATGCAGTGTTTCGCGGAAAAAAGAATATCGGGATGGATGACCTGGGCTTTCCGGTGACTGACGATATCATCCGGATCGTACCTGTGGTAATCGGCAGCAAAAGTGGCGGATTGCTGCAGGTTATTTTCGGTGCGGTGCTGGTGGCCGCTGCATTCTGGACCGGAGGTGCGTCAATGGCTGCCTGGGGGGCGCTGCAAACAGGGATGGCTATGACCGGTGCATCCATGATACTGGGCGGCATTATCCAAATGCTGTCCCCGCAGCCGGGAGGTCTTGCAATGAAAGACCAGGGCGAAAATAAACCATCCTATGCGTTCGGCGCGCCGACGAACACCGTTTCTCAGGGCTACCCGGTACCGATCGGTTACGGTAAGCGTCGTATCGGCGGGGCCGTTATCTCAGCCGGAATTTACGTCGAAGATCAGCAGTAATCCTTTCTCAGTTTTTCAGCAGGAATCCCACAATGACACAAATCACAGGCCGCAAAGGTGGCGGCGGCAGCCCGCGCACACCCGTCGAACAGCCGGACGATTTACAGTCCGTTGCCAAAGCCAAATTGCTGATCGCCCTCGGTGAAGGGGAATTTGCCGGTGAGCTGACCGGGAAGAATATCTTTCTGGATGGTACGCCGCTGCTGAACGCTGACGGGTCGGAAAACTTTCCCGGTGTGGTGTGGGAATACCGCCACGGTACCCAGGCGCAAACCTATATTCAGGGGATGCCGGCGGCAGAAAATGAAATCACCATCGGTACCACGGTACAAAGCAGTACACCGTGGGCACATGCATTCACCAATCCGCAATTATCTGCTGTCCGCGTCCGCCTGAAATGGCCGTCCCTGTTCCGCCAGGAGGATAACGGGGATATGGTCGGTAACGAGGTGGCATACGCCATTGATTTACAGACTGACGGCGGGAGCTGGAAAACCGTTGTGGACGGACGTGTAAAGGGCAAAACAACTTCCGGTTATGAGCGTACCCACCGCATTGATCTGCCGCAGTCGGCCACATCCTGGACACTGCGGGTGCGTAAAATCACTGAAGATGCCAACAGCGCCAAAATTGGTGACACTCTGGTGCTGCAGAGTTACACCGAGGTGATCGATGCCAAACTGACCTATCCGCACACTGCGCTGCTGTATATCGAGTTTGACTCAAAACAGTTTAACGGCTCCATCCCGCAGGTCACCTGTGAGCCGAAGATGCGGGTTATCCGCGTACCGTCAAACTATGACCCGGAACACCGGACGTATTCCGGTACCTGGGACGGTTCGTTTAAATGGGCATGGACCAATAACCCGGCCTGGGTCTTTTACGATATCGTGATTTCCGATCGCTTTGGCCTCGGCGACCGCATCAAAATGCAGAATATCGATAAATGGGAACTGTACCGTGTTGCGCAGTATTGTGACCAGCCGGTACCGGACGGCAAGGGCGGCAGCGGCACCGAACCACGCTATATCTGTGATGTGTATGTGCAGGATCGCAATGAAGCCTATACCGTGCTGCGGGATTTTGCGGCCATCTTCCGGGGCATGACCTACTGGGGTGGAAACCAGATTATCACCCTGGCGGATATGCCGCGCGACATTGATTACAGCTACACCAAAGCCAACGTGCTGGACGGGCGATTCACCTATTCCGGCAGCAGCAGTAAGGCCCGTTATTCCTCCGCACTGGTGTCGTATTCAGATCCGCTGAACGGCTATGCCGATGCGATGGAGCCGGTCTTCGAAAATGAGCTGGTTTACCGGTTCGGCTTTAATCAGCTGGAAATGACGGCGATCGGTTGTACCCGTCAATCAGAGGCCAACCGCAAAGGCCGCTGGGGCATCCTCACCAATAACAAAGACCGCGTGGTGACATTCGGTGTGGGACTAGACGGTAATATCCCGCAACCTGGTTATATCATTGCTGTGGCGGATGAAAACTTATCAGGGAAAGTGACCGGCGGCCGCGTCAGTGCGGTGAATGGCCGGAGTATCACACTCGACCGCAAACCGGATACGGCGCCGGGTGACCGGCTGATGCTGAATCTGCCTTCCGGCAAATCACAGGCCCGCACGATTCAGATGATCACGGATAACGTGCTCACCGTTACCACGGAATACAGTGAAACGCCGGAACCGGAATGTGTCTGGGTAACGGAATCAGACGAGTTGTACGCCCAGCAGTACCGGGTGGTGAGCGTGACTGAGAATGATGACGGCACGTTCACGATATCGGCGGCCATGCATGATCCGGACAAATACGACCGGATAGATACCGGCGCGGTACTCGATGAACGGCCAATCAGTGTTATTCCGCCCGGCAACCAGTTCCCGCCGAAGGGTATCACTATCAGTTCTTACTCTGTTGTGAATCAGGGGATCAGCATTGAAACCATGCAGGTAACCTGGTCACCAGCAGAGAATGCCATTGCCTATGAGGCGCAGTGGCGGCGTGATGACGGTAACTGGATCAATGTGCCGCGTAATGCCACCACTTCATTTGACGTGCCCGGGGTCTATTCAGGCCGCTATCTGGTGCGGGTCAGGGCGATAAATGCAGCGGAAATCTCCAGCGGCTGGGGGTATTCAGAGGAAACCCGGCTGACCGGCAAGGTGGGTGATCCGCCGATGCCGCTGAACTTCCGCGCGGCCACACTGGTATTCGGGATCAAACTGAACTGGGAATTCGGGAAATTTACGGAAGATACCTTGAAAACCGAAATTCAGTACAGCAAAACCAACGATGGTCAGAATCTGTTACTGCTGGCCGATGTGCCGTACCCGTCCCGCTCTCATGAGCTTGCCGGTCTGGCCGCCGGTACCGCGTTTTATTTCCGCGCCCGCCTGGTAGATAAAATCGGAAATCAGTCCCCCTGGACTGAGTTTGTGCGCGGTGTGGCCGACTTTGATGCATCAACCATTATTGATGAAGTGGCCGCCGGGTTGGGCGACTCTCAAATCATCAAAGACCTGCAGTCGCAGGCGGATGATAACTTCGAGGCCATCATCAACAATGCCAACAACACATACGGCCAGTGGAATTACTGGCAGCGCGAAACCGGCTCGATGAAAGCGGAAATTATCGAAGTCCGCAACTACACCGTCACGGAAACCACGGCGCTGGCCGGGAAACTGGACGCGGTACAGGTTAAAGCAGAAGACGGTCTGGCGCTGGCGCAGAACTCCATCCGCGCGCAGTGGGATATGGCCGCCGGTCAGGCATCGGTGGTTCACGATATGAAAGTCCGGATCCGTTATAACGGTGAGGATTATTCCGCTGGTATGGTTATCGGGGCTGAGCTGAAAGGCGGGGAGGTGAACACGCTTATCGGCTTTAACGCGCAGAAGTTCGCATTTTATAACCCGTCCAGCAAATCCATGGATCTGTTTATGTACATGGAGGGCGGACAGATCTTTATACGTGAGGCATTTATCAACCAGGCCTGGCTTAATGAAGTTGTCGTTACTGACAAAATGCAGTCGGAGAACTATGTACCGGGGAAAACCGGTTTTCTGATAGACGCGAAGGGCGGCAATGCTGAATTTAACAGTGCGACATTTCGCGGAACTCTTGATGTTCGCAGCGCGGCATCAGGTGGCCGGATGGAAATTAATAACGCAAAGATAGATGTTTTTGATGAAAACAACGTGTTGCGGGTAAGGATCGGGAGGTTGTCTTGAGTCGGTACGGTATTTATGTTCAGCCCGAGACGGGTTCAAAGCCTTTTTACCTGGACGATGAACAATGTCAGCCACTGGCAAAACTGGGGCAGTTTAAGTTTTATTTCCCCTATGAATCCGCAAAATTAAACAGAGTGGAGCCGGAAGGGGTCTGGGAATACATCCGGGACCGCAAAGCATGGCGCGCTGTGGTTCCCGGTATGTCCGACTACAATTGCTTTATTGTGGTGAAAAAGGGGGCTCACGCCGCCGGAACTTACGGTCTGACCGGAGTTATTCAGTTATGGACAGACAAACTATGGCTGGAAGAACCATACATATATGTTTATGCAGAATGCGGTGATTACTCTGCCTGGGGGGATGATCCCTATGGTAAATTTTTTGTGTACGATGTGTATGGCACCCCAAAACCCAAATCCGCTGCGGGTAAATATGGCATTCAGCTTCGTGGCATGAATGGTGTCACAACGCTGACGGATTTTTCCAAGCTGGGTTACTGTGTGTGGGCCGGTACGGTTTACAGCGATGGTAAAAAGGGAAGCGGCGCTAAAATACCCGGATACGACATCAGCAACGAAAGTCGCTATACAATCTATGTCAGACCAAAATCCCAGGCCTGCACAATGTTGAGATTCAGGAATTCAATCTGGACTGACGTTCCTGCCTATCTGAATGTACTGTTATTCGATCACAACCCTGATTTATCCGTTCTGCCAAAATACGGGATTCAAATTTGTAACCAGAATGGAAAGACAACCTATACGAGCAAATACTGCCCGTTGATGGGAGGGCAGCTGTTATCTGCAATGTCTGGTAATTCCAAATACAAGACTCCCTATTTTAATCTGGCAAACTACGGCACGTTCGTCTCTTCCATCAAGAATAAAAACTACGACCTGGCAGCGCTTGGCCTGTATGTCAGCGGTAATTATTACGATGTCCGGTTTCTGGCAACAGTGGACTCCGGCTGGATGGGGGATATGTGGACAAATAACGGTAATGTGCAGGGGATTTATAACACCCACTGTATCGACGGTGATTTATATTTATAACCGACGTATAGCTCAATCAAAATAACCGCTCCGGCGGTTTTTTTTCGTCTGAAATTTAAGGAAACCTCATGATTTACACAGACGGCACCATAGCCATTAACGCCGGCTCACCGATTGTGACCGGTACCGGAACGCAGTGGAAAAAGAACATTCACGGTGTAGCTCCCGGCCAGCTTATCAGCATCGAGAACGGCGCAGCACCGGTCAACATGATGATCCGCGCGGTAAACAGTGATACTGAGCTGGTGTTGTCATTCAATGCCCCGGTAACGCTCAGCGGCGCGAAATACTCTATCGCCACCACGGTACCGGATACCATTTCAGATGCGGCCCGAACCATGTCAGCGAATCAGGGCTATATCGTTTACTTTCTCCAGGCAATGCAGCAGTGGATGACAGATACCGGTCAGGTGGAAATTGAGCTGCCGAACGGCCAAAAAGTGACGCTGGAGGATGTAAAAGGGCTGGCTTCGAGGGAATGGGTCGGGGAGATGCTGTATAAACCGAATTCCGCTGTTACCCGCGTACAAAGTCCAAACAAAAGGAACGTTGTTCAGCTGGAAAACGGGGGAACAGTCGGTTTTAAAGACACCGCCACAGACAGATATCGTTTTGCGTTGATTTCGGATGGCTCCACCCGCTGCTTTAGTGACGGAGAATATACCGGACTGGATTTAGTAAAGATCGATGGCCGCTATGTGCGACTGGAGACAAATCCTCATGCAGGTACAGCATCAATGCTTAGCATTGTGTATCGGCAAGCTAACGGCGAAAACCAGCACATTGTGACGATACCATATGACACCGGCGTAGTTGCGACTCGCTCTTGGATTCAGCAGGCAACCGGATGGGGGTCAGTATACGCGGACTATCCTCCGTATATGACAAATTTCACTAACACCAATTTGCCTAATGGTATGTATAGATTTGACCAGAACAGTCAAAATCCCCCTTCTGTCATAGGAGACAGATTTGGAAGCGTTATAACAACTAGGTATTCCGGGGATATTGGACAAAGGATAGTCCTTCCCAACTACGGCGCGACGCACATGGCGATACATCGGTATACTGGTTCTGCATGGGAATCGGTAAGGGTGTTGACATCCAATATGTATATCGTAGACGGCAGTGGATATTATAAAAAATCGTCGCCAATCGTTCAGATTTACCCTGATGGCCATTACGACACCAACGACGAATCCGAAGGTGCTGAAGTCAGCCGCACCGGCACCGGCCAATATCACATTACCGGCATTCTTGGTTATAACTCAGATGGTGCCTGGGGCGTAAACGGTGGTATATCAGTACCGAAAGACAATAACGGCCTTGAGTTGGTTTATGTCGATGACAGAGTGCAGAGTGACGGCAGTCTGATTATTGAAACCTGTCACCGTCAGCATGCGCACTTACCGGAACGTTTCCAGAACTGGCGGCTGAAAGACGTCACCCCGGAAGGTGAGCGCATTTTCTATCAGGACGGTGAACCGTGTGACCTGCCGGAATCAACCCGCCTCGATGTGCGTGTGGAAATGCCGCAGGGCTCTGTGTGGAATGTGAAGCAACGTGAACTGGCTGAACAGATGGAGCGTGAACATGCAGAGCGAGAGGAGCAGGAAGCAGCAGATCAGGCCGGAGATTCAGGGGAATAAAACAAAGCCGCGCTGGTGGATATCCGGCGCGGCTGTTACCTACTTATCAAAATATTCTACATCATCAGAAGCGTCTGCCGTTTCCGGCACCCAACTGCCATCCTCAAAAATCTCCTGCAGTATCTCTTTTATTTTTTTATTATCTTTATCATTTTTCCCGCCGGTTACTGACATTGCCGCATTGGTTCCCCACGCAATACGAACGTTCATATCCGGATACTGAGCTCGTAGCTTTCGGTCAATTTCCTTTTCCAGCGCCTCAAATGTACTAGGCGGCATCATCTCTTTTTGGCTTCTGCTGAAAATAACATCAATACGGAGCAT